CAACCATCCTCTTTATTGACTTTAGATATAACATCTAATGTTTCTAAACCCAATCCATCTGGATATGAATCGAATTGATTATATCCTAATTTTACTTCTTTCTGATAAATTACACCAACTGAACCTCTTGTTCCCATAATCTTTATTTTTTAATATTATTAAGTTTTTCTAATTTCAATTCTCTTTTTATTCTAACTGGAATATTTAATGAGAAATCATATGTTTCACTTCCTCTATTCAAAACATGAATATAACAATCTTCTCCACCATCTCTAACAATCAACCTAAATTCAGTATGTTCTAATTTAGATTCTCTAATTAAATAATCGATTAGATTTATAGTTGCTTCTGAATTCTTTGACATAATTAGACAGTTAATTCTAATGCTATTAATAGATTAGTATTTTGATTATCCACTAACAAGAATGTATCAAAAACATAAATATTAATTTCTTCATCAGTAAATGTAATAGATTTAAAATATTTTTTAGGAAATGTTATACTTAAATCATCGTGTTCAATATCACAAATCTTTAGATTCCAATTGTTTTCACCTATTTCAATTTCCTTACTAATAACATTAAGAGTTAGAATATCGTTCTCGTTATCTATAGCCATCATTTTTTTAATTTTAGCATAGGAATTCTTATCTAGCATAAATTTAAAATCAATATTATCTTTATTTATAGTTTTATTAATTTTTTCTATATCAATAGATGTATTCATTGCTCTTAGATCGCCACCATTGATACTAAATTTGAGTTTAGAGTTTTTTAATTTAAAATTGTCTGCATATGTATCATCATTCATAAAAAACTCACACTTTATATCTTCTCTATAATCTAAGAAGTTTTTTAAAGAGCTTTCGAACTTAGTTCCATTAGTTATAATAAATCTTATCTCTTTTTGAATATCATCATCAAATGTGAAAAATTCGGAAGTATCATAGATAAAAGACTTAAATGCATTAACATTCATTTTTTCACCAACAATAGAATACAGCAACATTTTATCTTTACCAACCTTAATTAAGACTTCGTCATCTATTGATAAAAGATCATGAATTTTTTCTATAAAAAGTGCTAATTGATTTATAGACATTGAAAATTTATAAGAAATATCAACCATATAGTTTTTGATTTATATCTTATAGATAAAATAAAAATTAAAGATTGATTTTTTATTTCAAAATTTTTCCTTAATTAAGTTTCATCTCGGATATCTTGAATTATTAATCTCTGGTCTACGTTTATATACTCTATTATAAGCACCAATTAATCCAACTGAATTATTAGATTTACTAACTACATTCTCTACAAATCTTAATTCATCCCCTTGTAAATTATTATTGGTCATCATATCTAAAAGATTTTTATAACCAACATTGTCAAAACATGTAGATAATGTTATTGTACTCATAACTACGTCATCATTTCCACTTTCAGCTTTATATGTTACATTACCTGAGAATGTTTCATGCTTACTAAATGTCGTTATCTCACTTATGTTTATATCGTTATGTAGAACCATTCTTCTACTTCTTATTGCCTGTTGAAATTCTTTATCTATAATTAAATGTTTATCTTTATTTAATTTCAATCCTATTTTACCTACTATATCTTCTCTATTATGTTTATATCTTAAAAAAACAGAATTCGAATAATCATTATTTCCATCAAAAACATTAGGTAAATGTGCTAAAAACTCACCACCATAGGTATTCATTTCTAATACAACCTTAACTTTTTCCGGATCAAATAATTCAAATGCTATTAAATAGAATATATGAGCGATTTCTCGTATAGAATACAAATTATTGCGATAAAGTCCAATCTGTTCTATTTTAAACAAATCATATAAGCTTTCATATTTATATTTTTCAATTTCCTCTCTATCTCTTAACATTAATCTAAAGATATTAATAACCGAATAATCTTTTGCTAATCCTTCTGCTAAATCAAGCGATATCAGTATATAATACTCCTTTGATTTGAATGGATTAAATAAACTAGTATCTCTTATAAATTTTAATGAATCATACGGTATATTTAATTTATTAAATTGTTGAATATTCATATAATCAAAAGGTACTTGTTTACTCTTTAATAAATCAATAGTCTCTTTATTAAATAGAATTTTGTCACCAGTAACGAAGTGTAATCCATATTCTTGATCGAACTTCTCTGCTGAACCAATAAGTTTTGTTTCTTCTTCTTGCCAATTTGTTACTACTGCTAATTCCGGAAGTGGTATTCCATTTACTCTTATCTTTCTTATGTTGTCTATATAAGTCTTTTCATCATTTACATCATATTTAACGCAATCTATAATATCATCATTGATGTGTTTTTTATAGAGTGTTATATCATAATCTTCTCTTATAATTCTTAAGACCTGCGCTTTATTAAATCCAAATTTTTTGAGTTTAACATCAAGTATTTTAATTTTAGTATCTTCGCGGCCCGGTACCTGATTCCAATAGACTCGCATAGCCTTATACGGATTTTTATTTGGATCATCATCGGGTAATTCAGCAAAAGTAAGTAATTCCCAGAACATATTAAATCCATTTGGTGTGGATGTAATAATAATTCTTGAATTATTAATTGAAGAAACAACAGGAATAATAGATCCATAATAATCTCTAATAAAATTATCAGGTATATGAGCGAATTCATCAAGATATAAAAGGTCAATTGTAAAACCAATTGATGGCTCTTTTGTTCTATTTTCTGTCTGAATACGTGAATTATTTTCAAAAGCAACCTGTGTTTCATTCCAGTTAGTTACACCTTTCTTTAAGAAGAAAGGTAATAATTTATAAATATCTTTAATTTTTCTGATAATTTCTTTAACGGTTTTACCTTTATTGGCAACAATCATACATCCTTTATCATCATTAAATAAGACAAAATGTAAAATTACAATTGCTGCAGAAACAGTATTATGTGAAAGTATATCATTTGTGTAATAACTCATTTCTGGAGTATCGATAGACAAATCAAACATAGACAATTTGCCTTTTAACTTCTTTATTGATTTAACTTTACTTTCACCTTTATTTGTTAATACATAATCATTATGGGATAAATCTATTAACATTTTTTGTTCGTGGTCTCTACAAAAAACAATATGTGTATCTGCTCCTTCTAATGATAAACCATTTTCTAGTTCTAATTTATATCTCTGAAATGGTTGGGTTATATTTATTTCTGTAACTGGAACCATACCATAATCAGTTTTCACCAATAATTCATTATCTAAAAAAATGGTATTCACAAATTTCTTTAATATATCATCCTCATTAGGATTAAAATTACGAAATTCGTACTTTTCAATTAGTTGAATAATAAAATATATAATATTTTTAATAAAATTTTTAATCATAATATATTCTTTATCATAATGGTAATTTTTTGAATTTATTTACCAATTTCATTATTTCATCGTCCATATCATAAGAATTGTTTTCATATAAAGGAGATTCATCGTAACAATATGAATAACTTTCTTCATATCTTTTTTGTTTACTAAATGCTTGTTTTATTGCATCCTTACTTTCTTCTATATATTTACTTGAATTTTCTTTAAAAATATTTTCCCAATTTTTATAATATTTATTTATTTGAGATATATTTATTTGATCAATATCATATAGAAGATTAAACTGATTTGTCAAATCTAATAAATCATCCTTTACATATTCTTTTATCATCTTAATTGAATTGAAATTTGATAAAAATACTAACATTTTATATAACTCATTTTCATAAAATCTGTCATACATTTCTTCTAATGTTTTTAATTTAGAATATAAATAACCTTCATATGTCATATTAACTCTAGCATCTAATTCATGTTCAAAATTATAATAAATATAATTCAAAAAATCATGTTTATACTTTTTTACTGAATTTTTAAAATTTTCAATATTTATCATTCTATTAAAAGAAGTGAAATATTTATCTTCTCCGGATATCAATTGATAATAATGCGAAAATTCATGAGATAGTAAAGTATAAATTTTATTTATATCAACATTATCATCTTCTATATAAATATTAATATCATTTTTTTTAAAATTTTCTTTAATAATTTCTTGTACTGATATTTGTGCATGATATACAGAAATAGTTTTAAGAATATTTCTATCAATATGAATTGACGACGTAAAACCATATTTTTCAGAAAAATCTATAAAATAATCATTATCTGATATATTATTTAATTTCTCATGTATATCTAACATTAGTAAAGAAACATATTCATCTACCTTTTCAAATAATTTTAAATTGCTAAATTTATTAAAATTTTTAAGCATTTTCTTCAATTTTTAATTTTAAAAAAGATAAACATCTATCTAATGTATCTTTTTTGCTCTTTCTATATTCAGAATCCCATATTGTTATAACTTCAAATCCTTCTTCTCTTGCAACTTCTAATTTTTTTCTATCTTTTTCCCAAATCTCCGCAGCTGTTACATTTTTTCTAAATGGATGTGGATATTCATCCGATTCAAACATTTCAGGGTTTGCATGATATTCATCACCATTATACTCTATAATCTTCTTATTTGGCAAATCAACAAAATCGTATATCCAAACACCACCTTCCTTTTTATTCAATCTAAATTCTGAATTTTTAGTAGCAAAATATATCTTATTTTTTTTATCAAAATCATAAAATTTTAATATAGAATAAAATAGCTCTTGTGACGCATTTGAATAGCCTTGTTTTAAATTTCCATTTTCATTTAAAGATTTCTGCCATCTCTCCTGTCTTTCAGTAAATATCTTTCTACCTTTTTCTTCACCGTATCTCTGAATGCATTTTTCTAATGTAAACGTTTTTTGTCTATCTGATAATTTCTCTTTTGCTTCATTATCAGACAGACCTTTATTTATCCAATAATCTAACCTAGTAGTATACGATTTTTTATCACAAACTTTTTTAATAAATTCATTTTTTTGATTTTCATCTTTATAATTAACAAATTTTTCAGAAAAAGGGGAACATTTTTGTCTTTGTTCTAAAGTTGTTTTTGACTTATGATTCGGATTTTTTTCACCTTTTATTTTTTCAGAAAACATTTTTTTATATTTTTCTTCTTTCATATGTTTTCCACTATTTTTTGATGTATTTTTAGCATCAATTTCCGAATATAATGGCTCACCTGGATACTTTTTTTTATAATCATCCGAAGTTAACCCATGAGACTTTAAATGTCTACCATAAATCCTTTGTGATTTAAATCCACATATTTTACAAGTTATTAAATTATCGTTTTCCATATTTTTTTATTAGTATATATAAATATTTTCTGGTCGCTTTTAGTCAAAATGGAAAAATTATTGTAATTTATATATTAAATTGTATAACATAATTTTAATTTTTTCTAATAATGTCAATTTTCTATCTTTTTTCAATTCATTATAGTACAAAAGCCCTATTGGAACTTTAATAGTATCGCCAGATTTTGAAATCACTAGTATATTGGTTATAAATGATATACATTTACCAGTCTGCCTGGATGCCATTAAAATACTTCTAGGATTCTTTGTATATAAGTCTATAATATCCTTCTGATAATCTCGAAGCTTCATAGGTCCAATTGAACCATCTTCTCTTTTAATTTGACAATATCTTTCAGCAAAATAATGTATATTAATTTTACATTTGATATACTCCTCAAATTCATCATCAGTCATTGCAAAAACTAAGTTTGCTTTTCGCACACCTCTAGTATTCGCGAACCACAATTTCTCATGTCTCTTGAGTACCTTACCTAAATTTTCTTTTTCCTCTATATTATTAACTATTTCAGTAGTTAATATAAATTCTTCTAACTTCTCCGCCATATTATTCGAATATAAATTCTATGTTATAGCCCTTAATTACAAAATTTAGATACAAAATATCTCTTAATGTTCCTTCATATAATAAAACATCAAAAGTATAGCCTAATCTAATAAGTTCTGGAATATATTTTGTGATTTGTTCCTCAACTTTTTGTTTTAGATTACCTGTTGTAATTCTAGTCTGCCATAAATAATATTCTAGATTACATCCAATATCATTGTCACCTAGAACCTCACCTTTATTAGTAAAAAGTATCATTTCTAATTTCTGGACGATTACTTCTATTTCATCATCCTCAACAATTCTACCGGGTTCATATTTTGGATGACCTGGATATCTTATAACTAAATCTTTTACGTCTTTTAAAGCCATTTGAAACCTTATTTTTATTATATATATAAAAAATAAGGCTTCTTAAAATGGAAGATGATTTTAACTTTATATCAGTTATAGACTATCTCGGAGAAATTGGAGGTGGAGTTGCCGTTCTATTATCAATGAAAATAAAAGATAAAATATATCAGATAGGTTATTGGTTTGATCCAGATGATAATTATATGATTTCTGCTGATGAAAATTTTTTAAAAGATTATAATCTTAATAATATATACGAATACAAAAACTATAAAATGCTAGCGTATTATATACACAGTTTCGTGTTGGATAATAAAAAAGAAATTTTTAAAGAGTTTTTAGATGAATCTGAATAAATTATTTTCTAGGTGTTACACCTTTCCATATAATATTCACAGAACTGAATCCTGTTGAAGTCTTTGGATCCTCACTAAAAAAGACACCATTTCTATTACTCCAACCACCTCTTAGAATAATCAATTCATTTTGTCCAATAACTATATCTCCTAGTACTGGATCTATACCTACCATTTTCTTTGCATCATATTGTTGTGTATTATTATATGCAACAACAGTAGAATTTTCAACTGATAATATTGCTGTATTTTGTTTACTTCTCTCATCCGATTGTCCTAATGTTAATGCGCTGGTTAATAAACTATTCTTAGATAGGGGCGAAGTCTGATCAGGACTAACCTTATTTTGATTTTGTTGTGCGACTATAACATTTCTATATTGGTCAGCAGAAACATTAACTGATTTAGATGATGTTGCATATGTAGACTGAAGCACAGGTTGTGAAGTTGAGGATAAAATTGCACCATCTCTATGATAATCTTCATTATCTTTACCAATAAATTCTATGTTAACTGAATCTATACCATCAACTAATTTTAACTGAGCAATTATATCAGCCTTAATAACTCTATCATATCTAGAATAATTTGCAAAATAATGAGATAATATGTCAATTACATTCTCTCTTATATTATCTTCTTCAATATCTTCAAATCTTCTGATAAAAACATTTATTACAAATTTTTTGATAATAGGATCAATAATTTTAACAACTGATGTAATGCTAATTATACCTTGCATCTTAAGATAACTTATAACTCTATCTTTTTCACTTTGATCTAGGTAAAAAGCATCAAATGGTACATTGAAATAATTAACATCTGTTGAAAAATAATCTGTTATTCTAGGAATTAAGTATAAATACATTTCATTGATATTAATCTGATCTAACGAACCATCACTATCAATATCAATTTTAACCATATCTAAAGTATTAAAAGCATTAACTTTAGAAAACATATTTAATTTTTTGAGATGATATATAAATTGTGCAGGTGTCGCTAAAACAAAATTCCTAGATACGTAAGGAACCACAGATTTTGTATATTCTAAAGTCTCACCATCGCTTGCAAACTGAATATTAGTTTCGACAAAAATATCAAAAAGTTCAATAGGCTGTAAAACATTACCATCACTATCATAAATATCATCTATGAAAGTAAAATCATTTACTTTATTATTTAATATATTACCTATCAATCCATTAGTTAGCAAATATCTAACTTGAATTATGGAGCCAACAGGAGGTATTATTCCATTGGAGCCATTTCCAAAATAAATATCTAGCCCACCATTAAAACCTGTTCTAGCGTAACAAGCATATTCATCAGGTAGCATATCATATATATGATCTTTGATATTTAAACTGATTCCATTTAATGTTACTTGAAAATCGAAATTATCTATTGTTGAATTATTACTAACTGAAACTTGAAAAGATTGAGCAATAGTTCCATCACCAGTAAAAGTTTGATATTCATATTTTCCTTGAACAACATTAACAAAAAACTGACAACCTGGAGTTAAATAATAATAGCTTTTATTTGAACCAACTTTTAAAGTATAATAGAAATTGTTTGTTTTATTTTTAATAACGGTATTATCATACATAATTACTTGACCACCTGCAACTTTTGTTTCTATATTAACACCTTGTTTGAGTTTAAATTTAAGAGTACCCTTTGCTGATATTGCTCTTGATGGATTATGACCAGAAATTCTAGCAATATTACTAATCATTCTTTTAGACTGTGCTTGTTCGATATCTAATTGCTTAACAAAATTCTTTAAATACAATATATTTTGAACAAAAAATTCCTTAACAACATCTAATATTTGACCATACGGTGATGCTGAGTTAAAAAGTATGCTCGATTTTTGATACAACGAACCTAACCAATCATTTATTTGATTTGTTAAATTTGTATAGTTAAGTTCTATTCTATTAAAAACTCTATTTAATTTTGTAGGTCTAGCCATTTTTACATTTTAATTTTATTTTTCAAATTATTTCCTATAGTTTCAACAAGTCGATTCAAATTTGTCTCCTTGTCCTCATATATATTATTAAAAATTTTGAATTTGAATATATACTCGTTATTTTTTTCCTTAGAAATAGTTAAATCAACCGTCTGATTATTACTGAGATCTATTTTAAAGCTAAAAAATAATGATTTACATGGCATTATACTTATTTTCTCTTCATTAACGTTAATTACAGATAAATCTGTGATTTTATTTTCTTCAAACCAAGTATTAATTAATGTTGCAGGTGACTTAATAAATCTAGATAGTATTTTTATATTCTCACCGAATCTATTTTTATTAAAAAGATTAGAAATTTTATTACCAAAATCTTCTAAATCAGAAAATTCCACTCTAACATATTCACAATTAATATCATACAAATAGGTAAAATAAGATTTTGTAATCTTTACTTTACTTTCATCACATATAAAAATAATTTTGGTATAAATAATATTAACATCATCATACAAAATTTTATTCATAGAAATCACCAATCTTAATTCAGAAGAATTATCGATTTTTTCATAAACACTCTCTATTGATAATACTTTTGTAGAATCAAATATTTTTTTAATTTTATCAACTAGATCGCTAATTAATATTTCCATCAAATTAGATTATTTTATAAGTTATATCGTATCTTTCACTAAATGTGCTAGTATTCTCACCATTTATTCTTAAAATCGAAACTTGTAAACCTCTATAAAAACTCACTCTTGGTTGTCCTACTAATTGTGCACCACAAAGATCTAAGGTTGGATTATCTATATTATGAACTTGAAGGTCTATTGTTATTGTAATACCTATTTTTTCTAGTATTGTATATGCTCCACTAAAATCTATAACAGCGTTGTCCTTAGTTCTAAAATACAAATTCTGAACATAAATAGTATTTCCAGTTCTAAATATATCTTCTGTCAAAACTAATTCAGTATAGCCAGTTGTACACCAACTTGTACCTGTTCTAACGTCAGTACAGTTGACATAAATATTTTCGTTTAAAAAGAAACTATCATCAAAAGTAGATTCTTCTGGTACTGCAACATTATAATCCTTTAAGTCTATCGGTAAATCTATATTAAAAATATTAACTTCAGATACAGTATTATTATAATTAAAATCCATATTAAAATATAATCTTTGAGAATATAATGCATAATTAGGTTTAATAAGTATGTCTAATTTTTGTTTATTCTTCAAATCTCTATCTAATTTGACAATAACATCACCAGTTTCATTATAATGATTATCATTAATTAGATTTAATAACATTTTGCTGGAAAATGATAAGGCTATCGGATAAGATGCACCAGTGTTAGTAAAATTATAATCATATGCGGTTGATAAATTAATATTCTTAATCTCATCATATTCTACACCTATAACATTAAATTTAAGTTTAGGATAAACACCAGAATAATCTGCTGAAATAGTTGCAGTATCTGAATCTACAAATTGATTTGAAGCATATAATTTTAGAAGATCTTCCATGTTTTTCATTCTACTCTTTAGATCATCTATATCTGTTTGAGAGTATATTAAAGATTTCATATCTTGTATATCCATATTAATTCTAACGAATTCCTGGATGATATTAACGAAATTTTCATTTACCTGATAAAATCTTCTCATCATTTCATTATACATATCAAAGCTAAACATATTATAGATTGTACTAGGATCATATGTTAGAGGTTGAACATCATTATCAATATTATAATGAAGATTTAAATTAAACATGTAAGATAAACCATCATGTTCACCATTAGTTACCAATTTGTGATAAGGTGTGATCTATGTACCATAACTATCATCATCATTTTCTGGGTTATTTAAAAACTCTATACCATATAAATTAACATAGGAATTAACATTATTATTGCTATCTCTTTCAATTAGTTCATAATACCATAGAATTGCATTAAAATCAAAATCAGCTGGAGCTTGTCCTTGTATTGCTATAGAACTAAACTCATCAAAATTTTGAGACTCTAAACCAGGAATATTCATTTTATAATAGTGTTTCTTATCAAAATCAAGAAAAACTCCATCAATATTATCTGAATTGAAATCTGGTAATTTTTCAATGTAATCTTCCTCATTTAATCCAGTATTATTGGTTAATAAAACGCCATAATAATCTCCTTGATATCTAAGTTTATCACCATTAGAACACAAATAAGTATTATCCTGAGTATCAAATTGTCCATAGAATGAACCAGGATAATCTTGAGGATTTGTTCTAATGGGACTATTTAGACTCTCAGCACCCACAATCTCAGTTTGAATCTCATCCGCAAGAATAGGTATTTCCAAATTAGGATAATAATTTGTATTATCACGAATTCCAAAGAGAACTGTAGGAGTTTGTCCACCCTGATGTGGTATATAAGCTGTAACTTCTTGTCCAACTCTAGAAGCTGTCTGAATATTTGTGATTTGATTAATCTCACCAACATATCGAATTAATCTATTATAATTTAGATACATATAAGTTTCGTCCAAAGTATCTTCACCACCACCATTAAATGAAGTGTCTAACCAAATTTCAGTAGTACTACCAGTAGTAAAATTTATTTTACCTACTTTATAAACACTTCCTAAAAGTACCAATCCAGTACCACCAGATAATTTTGAAGCATCTAAATTACTATCACTCTTTAAGATAATTTCATCACCTACTTTAAATTTGGCAATTTCATTGATTATCATTTTCGGTGTATTATAAATACCACCACTACCACTATAATCTGAGCTTTCTTCGAACCATACTACTTGATAATCTATAACTTCTCTTTCTTTCCATAAATATTTTCTGAAATAATCGGGATTTGTAATTGTTGATGCATTCGGATTATCAAAATCTGAAATGTTTTTATCCCAATCAATTTTATGAACAGCTGGCTCGAAATCAATCAGATTTAATTTTCTAAGCCATTTAAAAAGTATCATCTCTGTTGGTGTATATCTTTCAGCAATATTATAAAAATCAGTATTAGCGTTAATTCTGCTCTCATGAAGAGATGTATCATAGTTAGCAACATAATTTCTAAGTGACTCTACTAATTGATCTGATAATTTAGTTGGTGTAGTATAATTAGGATCATCAGAATAAAAAGGTGCTACACCATATTCATTACTCTTAGGTAAAAAATCCATCACACCATCTATT